TGACAACCAGAACCTCAAGCTTCGGCAGTCTCATTCGCGGCGACTCGATCACCGTGGATGGGACTGCTTACACCGTCAGAGAGACGATGCTGATGGATGACGGCAAGTTTGTCCAACTTGGAATCCAGAAGACATGAGCACCATCATTGGCGGCAATGCGGATCGTCCGCAGAACATTCACACCTTTGCCACGATCTCGGACAGCATTGGATCATCTGCTGCCACCGAGGTAGATGGCACTGTTTTCACTACGTTTGAAAAGATCACTGGTGGTCAGGTGACCTACCACGTGCAGGGATCAATGAATGGGACTGATTGGGCAGACATTGGCGAAGCGAAAACCAAAGACGCTGGAAATCACATCCACACCTACTGCGATTATGCAGTGCGATATTTGCGGCTGGATGTGACATCGATCAGCAGCGGCCGTAGCATCACAATGACCGTGTGCTGTGACGCATGACAACCCATCGTGAGTCAATCCTTGCCAGGATCCGCAGCAACCTGACCGGCACCACTGGCGTCAGTACCAGGATCTACCGCAGCAGGGTTGAACCGTTGGCGCGTGGCGAGCTACCGGCGATTGTGGTTGAGCCGATTAGCGATACATGCGAACAGTTCACAAGCGCTCCGACCCTTGACTGGACGCTGACTGTGCGTGTTGCCGTGATCGTGCGTGGCAACATACCTGATCAGGTTGCCGATCCGATCATTGAGGATCTGCACGCAAAGATCATGGCAGATCTTACGTGCAATGGATTCGCCTACGACGTGCAGCCCTCCACGGTGAGCTTTGATCTGCAGGAAGCCGACCAGCCATCTGGCGTGATCAGTTGCGACTACGTGGTGAAGTATCGAACCCGCGTTGCTAATTTGGCACAGAGTCCGTAGCGGCTACGATGGTGGATGAATACAAAGGCCAGGGCGGGAGCTATCTGGTCGACAAGAAAACCGGCAAGCGAAAGCTCGTCGAGCGGACCCAGCCGGCCCCTCATCCAACAATCGAGGTAGCCACCAATGGCATCAGTTCTGACGCGCCGCCGCCTGATTCTGGCGAAGATTGAAAGCACCTACGGCACCGATTCAACACCGACCGGGGCAAGCAATGCGATCTTGGTGCGCAATCTCGAGATCCAGCCGCTGCTGGCTGAAACGGTCAATCGTGAACTGGTACGGCCGTATCTTGGTCAGTCTGACCAGCTTCTAAGCCAGACGCGAGTTGAGGTGAGCTTTGAAGTTGAGCTCGCAGGCTCTGGCACTGCAGGCACCGCACCGGCATATGGCCCAGTGCTGCGCAGCTGTGGACTGAGTGAGACGCTTGTCACGAGCACAAGTGCAACCTATGCGCCTGAAAGCGCTGGATTCGAGAGCTGCACCATCTACTACCACCAAGATGGCATCCGCCACAAGGTGACCGGTTGCCGCGGTACTTTCGAGATCAACTGTGAGGTGGGTCAGATCCCATTCATCAGCTTCACGATGACGGGCATCTACAACGCTCCGACTGATGAGACACTGCCCACTCCCACCTATTCAAACCAGGCGACGCCCGTGATCTTCAAGGAGGGCAACACCACCAGCTTCAGTGCATTCAGCTATGCCGGATGCCTGATGAGCTATACCTTCAACATCGCCAATGATGTGATCTATCGCGAGCTTGTGGGTTGCACTAAGGAGATCCTCATCACCAATCGCGCCCCAAATGGCACGTTGGTGATTGAAGCGCCAACCATTGCGGACAAAGATTTCTTTGCCATTGCTACGGGCACAAGCACTGGCAGCATCACCTTCCAGCATGGCCAAACGGCAGGCAACCGCGTGACCATGACCACTGCACAGTCCGACCTGGGCAATCTGACCTACAGCGATCAGGACGGTATCCAAATGCTGAACATGCCCTTTATTGCGGTTCCGACCAGTGCAGGCAACAATGAGATGAGTCTCGCCTTCACCTGATCGAGTGGCATTTGTCCTCAACCAGTCTCAGAGCTACAGCTGGCCGGTCAGCATCAAGCTGCCGGCCGATGGCGGCAAGCGTGAGAAGTCAAGCTTTGATGCCCTCTTCAAGCGTTTGCCCCAAAGCCGTATCAATGAAATTCAGCTGCTAGTTAGCCAGCGGATCAAAGCGGCTGAGCGCGGCGAAGAGCTGGACAATGGCGTGACGGATCAGAGCATTGCGGCTGAGATCTTGGTTGGATGGTCTGGGATCGTCGATGGTGAAGGCGATGATGTGCCATACAGCGAGGCATCGAAGGCGCAGCTGTTGGATGTGCCGATGATGGCCGGCGCCTTGATCGAGGCTTACTTTGCATCGCTGGTGGAGCTCAAGCGAAAAAACTGATCGGCGCCGCTGACTATTGGACAGGCGGCGCAGTCATTGACGATTCGGGTGATGATGCCGCGGCCTTTGGCTTTGATCTGCCTGATCTCGAATCCAAGCCTGAACACTACGAAGTGTGGCCTGAGGTGTGGCCTGTCGTTGATCTGTTCTTGAAAGTGCAGACTCAATGGCGTGGTGGCGCATCAGGCATCATCGGCCTGGACTACACAGCAGTGCGCTGGATCATGGAACTGCATGAGTTCGATGATCATCGTGTGCTACTGCAGGATCTACAGGTGATCGAAGCTAGAGTGATCGAAACGGTCAACAGTCGGAAGGGCTAGGCATGGCGCTGGATATGACCACTGCGCTGACCATCCGCGCCAAGGTCGACGGCACCAATCAGATTGATGGCCTGAATGCTGCATTGGGTCGCACCACAACGCAGGCCAATGCAGCGACTGGCGCATTCGGGAAGCTCAGTGGCTTGACCAGATCCATCACCAGCGGCCTCGGCTCATTGGTACCAGCTGCAACGCTTGCTGGCCTTGGAGCGATGGCCAAACGATCCATTGATGCTGCAGATAATCTGAACGATCTCAGCCAGCGCACGGGCGTCGGCGTTGAAAGCCTGAGCAAGTTTGGTGCAGCTGCTGAAGACAGCGGATCATCTGTGGATGAGGTTGCTAAGGCGATGGGTCGATTGGCACGTGGTGTTGTTGATCCAGCGTCTAAAACCAATGAGGCATTGCGATCTATTGGTGTGAGCGCAACTGATGCCAATGGCAAGGTGCGCAGTCTTGATCAGATCATGCTTAGCGTGTCTGATGTATTTGCCAAGTTGCCTGATGGTGCGCAGAAGACTGCGCTGGCAATTGAGCTATTTGGTAAGAGCGGCGCCAATCTGATTCCGTTGCTAAATCAAGGCAGTGCAGCATTGTCTGAATATGGGGCAACGATTGACACTGAGCTGGCGCAAGCGGCTGACAAGTTCAACGATTCGCTCAATGCAATCTCACGATCACTGGCCGGACCATTCAATGAAGCCGTGACTGCTGCATTGGGTTTGATTACGCCATTGGCTGAAGGCTTCGCCAAACTGCCTGAGCCTTTGCAGCAGATAATCGTTGGCATCGGTGCATTGGTTGCAGCGCTTGTAATCTTGGCTCCTGCCATTCAGGCAATCGTCACTGTCTGGGGAGCATTAAGTGCCGTCTTTGCTGGCGGCACAATCTTTGCGACTATTGCCGGAACACTGGGCGCCTTGGTGCCGGCATTAACTGCAGTTGGCGCAGCATTTCAAACACTGCTGGGTATTGTTGCTGCGGTCATATCTGGCCCAGTCGGCTGGATCGCTTTGGCCGTTGCTGCTGGCGTTGCTATCTATGCATTCCGTGATCAGGTAGCAGATGCGCTTAAAGCAGTTGGCAGGATCCTTGCAGATGCCGTAAAGCTTGCCTATCGAGTATTCGTTGAGCCCATGGTTAAATTGGGCGACACCATCGTAAAGGGCCTTAGTTCTTCGTTTGCCAACCTTGGCAAAGCGATCTCTACGCCATTTGAAAAGGCGATATCCTTCATTAAATCAATCGTCAACAACCTGCTGCAGTTTGTTGCCAACGGTGTGAACAGTGCAATCAGAGCTGTCAATTCAGCAATCACTGCCTACAACCGTCTACCAACGCCTGACATATCTACGGCGCCGGAAGTAAACGTGCCTCAGTTTGCGGCCGGTGGTGTGGTGAACGGCCCAACCCTTGCCATGGTCGGTGAAGGTGGCGAACCTGAATACATCGTGCCTCAATCCAAGATGGCAAAGGCATCGGCCAACTACCTCAGTGGAATGCGTGGTCGATCTGTCATTCCCGCTTTTGCCGATGGTGGCGTGGTCGGCCCGATGGGCGGCGGTGGCGCAGCAAACACCACAGTGCAGATCACTACTGGCCCGGTGCTGCAGCAAGACGGGCAACGCTATGTGACCATCGGCGATCTCGAGCGGGCCCTTTCTGATTTCGGCACTCAGATCTTCCGCAATAGCCGCAGCTATGGCGGCCGGCGTTATCAAGGTGCATTCTGATGAGCAATAGGGCGCAAAGCCAGTAC